ATTAGAATCCGTTACTGATAATTACTATGCACAATTAGAAGCACAAGATGTTAACCTAAGAACATCAATTTCTGACGAAGTTGATGTGAATTATGCAGAATGTGTAGACCATTTAGTTAACACAATGGGAGGCAATTAGTGTGTTTAATGTTATAAGAAGGGTTGGTAATTTCTTCTTCTTTATTATACTTGGGAGGGTGCTATTTGCCTTACTGTTTAACAACTAGTTTTCCACAGTTATTGATACTTTTCTGTGGAAAACTCTAAGAATTGAGTTAAAAAACGTTTATAAATAGCAAATTAAATGTATATGAGCGATTTAAACGTTTTCCACAATGTTGTATAAAAGTGGTTGTAATCTGTGGAATAAGTGTTAATTTCCTTGTGATCTTAGCGAGCGTATTATAACACGAACGCCCGTAAGATTGCAACCCCCTCGGTAATACTTTGTAACCCTTAATCGTCCGTTACAAAATATGAACAAACCAGTATAAATAACACCAATATTCTTGACATTTTCCACAGGTGATTCTATAATACAAACAGTTACTCCCAGGGTCTAATCCTATGCCAGTTACTTACACAAACCGTAATCGTAGTAAATGTAGAATAACGCTAGAATTAGATGTCCACGATGACTTTAATCCCCGACAGATTGACTGGGAGAAAATGTTTGAATTACAAGAAGATGAGTCCGTAGTTAGTTACATTGAAGAAGAAAAGTATGCAGACAGTTGGTAACACTCAGTACACGTTAATTCCCCCTGCTATTTTACAACAACAGTGTGAGACTAATAATAAGGGGGAACCTCTAAAGTGTCCCTATGATGTAGTTAACAACTCGCCTATGATTACCCACTCCTTCGATTATAGTGAGATCATCGAATTTTACAACTGGCGATGATACAAATGGGAATGAGATTGCGCCTTAATTAAAGACACTCAGCAAACCCTAATTTACTTCCTTAATTATGTCTAACAGTGCTGCACAGTTTGTATCATCTAACTTCGCACATTTCCTTCTGGACAGTGCAAACAATGGTAATGAAATCCTTGCCGTATTAGATGATCTTTATGAGGTGCAATCGTCCCCACTCTAAGTAACACACAAGAAGCGTAATTATAAGCACGTAAATGTAACAAACTGTGAGGCAGGGTTATTGACACTCTGCCTCTTTTATTGTATAATGGTTTATAACACTTAGTGAGGTTATGAGTTTCTAACAGTGATTTGACAGTGATTAGCGCCCTTGTGTGTTAGCGTGCCGCGTCGCGTTGCCCGTATATAAAAAAGATAGAGACCCTAACCTACAGACGTGACAAATCGAGATGTATATAAAAAAACCGCGAAAATTTTTCCAGACCCCATAACCTTTCCTATATAAAAAAATCGCCCATAAAAAATGCAGGATCAGACTCTTTACCATATCTACGCAAAAGATAAGTGTCTATATCCGTGTTTAAAAGAAGAAGAGTTCGAAGTAAAATGGATGGAACTCAAAGCAATGGTTGGTTTAATGAAGACAGATTATACAGAAGAAGATTTATCATTTGAAAGACTTCCAGCAACAAGTGGCGGCGCTGGGGGTTCTTTTGATGATAACTTAGAACCATCCTATTAATAACCGTACACTGAAAGTTTTCGTTGACACTATACATATATCAGTGTATAATTGAATTGAAGGTATTAAAAAACTATGGCAAAAGGATTTACTGTTAAAGCCAATGCTCCCAAGAAGAAAGCACCTGATTGGGACTATGATGCTATTAAAGCAAGAATGAAAGGAAAGACAATTGTATTTTGTCTTCCAGGTCGTGGATGTTCATTCATATTCCTGAAGAACTTTGTGCAGTTATGCTTTGATATGGTTCAGAATGGAATGTCAATCCAAATTTCACAGGATTACTCATCTATGGTGAACTTTGCACGTTGTAAGTGTTTAGGTGCAAATGTATTGAGAGGTCCTGATCAGATACCTTGGGATGGAAAACTCAAGTATGATTATCAACTATGGATTGACTCGGATATTGTCTTTGATACTAACAAGTTCTGGCAATTATGTGATATGGCAATTCCTGCTCAAGTAGAAGGTGAAGAAGTAAAAGAAAGAGATATTGTTGGTGGATGGTATGCTACAGAGGATGGACACACAACTTCTGTCGCTCATTGGTTAGATGAAGAAGACTTCCGTAAGAATGGCGGAGTTATGAATCACGAAACCGTTGAATCCATTGGTAAGCGTCGTAAGCCATTTACAGTAGACTATACTGGTTTTGGTTGGTTATTAATTAAGAACGGCGTATTTGAACATAAAGAAATGTCTTATCCTTGGTTTGCTCCTAAGATGCAAGTCTTTGAGTCTGGTCAGGTTCAAGATATGTGCGGCGAAGACGTATCCTTCTGCTTAGATGCAAAAGAAGCAGGATGGGATATCTGGTGCGATCCTCGGATTAGAGTAGGTCACGAAAAAACTCGTATTATTTAAAATGGCAGATCCGTATCCAGCGGTTGGTAGTAACTATCGACCCAATATAGAACCTTCAACCACCAATAGGGGGTTAACACTAACAAAAGAAGAAGTAGGAGCACTAAGGGATATACTTTCTCATATTCCTGATCCTAGTAAAGAAGTTGTTTCAATTTACGATAAAGTAAAACTTTTATAACAATGGGACTATTTGGAAGTAAACCTGTGTTTTCTCATAAAACTGATGAGCAACTCTGGTATGAAATATCAGAGAATCTCAGCGAACTCTCTCGTAGAGATAAAGTTGCTTATAGAGTCCGTGCGACTCGTGACTCGGTTAAAGAAAAATTAAAAGATTTAAATTTATTATGATGTATTCTATTGGTGCGCTGTTTGTTATTGCTTTTATTACTTTCATATACTTAATGTATAGGTATAATCCTCACGCATGACTAAATTATACAAAATTAAATACAAGACAGACGTATTACATGATAGACTCACTGCAGAAGAGTGTAGTGAAAAGTTACAGGACTATGTGGACCGCTTTTTCTCGGCAGAAGAGGATCCTAATGCATGGCCTTTTAACCCAAATGACCTAAAATTGGAGGAAATCATCGATGCCAGTTAAAACTAAGAGTGGAACGTGGGGATCTTTACAGTTTGTAGAGACAATTCCTAAAAAAACTCGCCAAGGACACGGCAAACATACAAAATACGCCGCGAGTTCTCGTAATGGTGCTAAAAAAAGACCCCGTGGACAAGGAAAATGATAAATTATGAAGTCTTTGATGACTTTTTAGATCAACAAGACTTTGATAATCTATCTAATACACTACTTTCTTCCGAATTTCCACTATTTTTACAAAAAAGTATCAATTCTTACAACAAAAAGGGGATTTACTTCACTTATGTTTTTAAGCATTGGGATAAAGATGGCATAAATTGCAATAATAACCTCTTTAATCTCCTTAAACCCGTCTTAACCAAGTTAAATTGTAAAAAATTACATAGAGCACAACTAAATTTACATCCAAAGACATTTTTTAAGAGGTATCACGCATATCATCGTGATCATCCACTACCTCATAAAGGATGTCTTCTTTATTTGAACACTAATAATGGTAATACAATTATAAAAAACGGAATTATTGGCAAAAAATTCCAATCAGTTGCTAATCGTGCTTTAATTTTCGATCCTTCAATAGTACATAAGAGCACAACTTGTACAGATATGGATTTTAGAGCTGTATTAGTGATAAATTACTCCTAAATATCAGAAAAAGGTAAGACAATGGACTCGAAAATGCTTAGAGAAATTGCAAATGATGCAATTACACCTAAAAAACGTGACCAAAAAGTCCAAAATGACCTTTATGAGAAGGTAGAAGACGCTGATTTTTACGAAGGATTGGATTATGATGACCAAATGATCCCTTCTGCAGAATTTTAGTGATAAATCCTTAATAAATAAAATATAATCGCTGTATTTAAGTGCCTCTAGAACGGGTTAGTCCAGGTTTCAAAGATATTAGTATGACTTTTCAGGCAAATCCCCTGAATTTAGATCTTATTGGGCTTAAAAATGAAAATGCAATTGCTCGTTCTGTAAGAAATATTGTATTTACACTTCCAGGAGAGCGATTTTTTAATGAAAATTTTGGATCTAGAATTTCTGCTTCTCTTTTTGAAAATCTTGATGATATAACAGCAAATATTATTGTTGATGAAATTACAGAATCAATTGATAACTTTGAACCCAGAGTTGAATTAATTGATGTAGAAGCATTTCCTGATTTTGATAATAATTCTTTTGATGTAATTATAAGATATGACATCATAGGAGCAGATGTTCCTCCACAAGAACTTCAATTCGCCTTGCAATCAACAAGATAAATGCCATTAGTCAATTTTTCAAACCTTGATTTTGATCAGGTTAAAACGTCACTTAAAGATTATTTAAAGGCAAATTCCACCTTTACTGACTATGATTTTGAAGGATCTAATATTTCTTCTATAATTGATCTTTTAGCATACAATACTTACATTACTTCATACAATGCCAACATGGTATCTAATGAAGTTTTTATTGATAGTGCTACTTTAAGAGAAAATGTCGTCTCTTTGGCAAGAAATATTGGATATTTACCAAAATCTAGAAAGGCAGCAAGTGCAACTATAAGTTTTTTCGTTGATTGTACTAATATTGTCCCAACTCCTGCATCAATAACCCTTAATAAAGGTCCTGTTACATCAACTTCGGGTACTTTTGGCAATCAATCGTTCATTTTTAGTATTGTAAGTGATATAACAGTCCCTGTTGTAGATGGAATTGCTAATTTTGATGAAATTACTGTTTATCAAGGGTCTCTTTTAACATCTAATTTCACTTATAGTGTTAGAACACCAAATCAGAAGTTTATTTTACCAAATTCGGGAATTGACACCTCTTTAATTAGTGTAAATGTAAGAGGAACCGAACAATCCACTACTAAAGTTAATTACGCAGTTCAAGATAGTCTTTTTAACATTGATGGAGATTCTAAAGTCTATTATTTACAAGAAATTGAAGATGAAAGGTATCAATTAATATTTGGTGATGGTATTTTTGGAAAAGCACTTGAAGAAGGTAATTTTATCACTGCAGATTATATTGTATGTAATGGAGATAGTGCAAATGGCGTAAATCAGTTTGAATTTGCAGGAAGACTGTCATATGTTAGAAATGCTTCGGATTATTCTGTTACTTCTGGTATTTCTTTAATTACTACCGACGTAGGATCAAGAGGAGGCGAAACAATTGAGTCAGTGGACTCTATTAAGAAGTTTGCACCTCGAATTTATGCTTCTCAGAACCGTGCATTAACTGCAAATGATTATGAGACACTAATTCCAGCAAAAATTTATCCAGAAACAGAATCTATTTCAGTTTTTGGTGGTGAGGAGTTAATTCCACCTCAATATGGAAAAGTTTTTATTAGTATTAAACCAAAAACAGGTGATTTCTTACCTAATCTCATAAAAGAGAATATTAGGATGAAATTGAAGAAATATGCTGTTGCTGGTATCGTACCTGAAATTCTAGATCTAAAATATCTTTATATTGAAGTTGATTCGAAGATTTATTATAATAGTAATCTTGCTCCAACTGCTGCAGCAATTTCAAGCGTAGTTTCGGCAAATGCTCTTAAGTATTCCGAATCTTCTGAAATGAATAAGTATGGTGCAAGATTTAAATACAGTAAATTCTTAAATATTATCGATCAAAGTGATGAAGCGGTAACTTCTAATATTACTACAGTCAATATGAGAAGGGATTTGAGAGTAGCATTAAATACTTATGCGGAATATTCAATTGGATTTGGAAATAAATTCCATATTAGAAGTATGGATGGTTATAATATTAAATCCACTTCTTTTAGAATAAGTGGAGTTAGTGATGAGGTTTATATTTCAGATATTCCTAATACTAATAGAACTGACGGATCTCTCTTCCTTTTCACACTTCCTTCTCCATCTTCAACTGATCCAACAATTGTTAGAAGAAATATTGGAACCATTAATTATGATAAGGGAATTATAACCATTAATCCCATTAATATTGTATCTGGGAAATTAAAAGATGGTCAAACCATTGTTGAATTGTCGGTATGTCCATCATCTAATGATGTTATCGGATTACAGGATTTATATTTGCAACTAGATATTAGTACAAGTAATTTTGAGACTGTTGTAGATGAAATTTCTTCTGGATTGGATCCATCTGCATCTGAATACGTTGTTACTTCAAGTTATGCAAACGGGAACCTTGTAAGATCTTAAGATGGCAGAAAAGAGAATACAATTTAGTAACATAGTTCAGAATCAGCTTCCTGCCTTCACGAAGACTGAGTTTCCTTTAGTTTCTGATTTTTTAAAGCAATATTACCTTGGACAGGAATTTCAAGGTGGTCCTATTGATTTAATTCAGAATATTGATCAATATGTAAAAATTGCAGAGCAAACTAATTTAACTGAAGCAGTTGAATTGTCTTATGCTGTTGATACTTTTACTGATGTCATTCCTGTTGACATGGTAGAGAATCCTGCAGGAACTTATGGATTTCCTGATTCTTATGGATTGTTAAAAATTGACAATGAGATTATTACATATACAGGAACTGCAACCACTTGTTTTACTGGTTGTGTGCGCGGATTTTGCGGTATAACCTCATATAAAGCAGAGAATAACCCAGATGTACTAAAGTTTAGTTCAACGACCTCACAGGAGCACGTAGCGGGGTCTAAGATAGAGAATTTAAGTTGTCTCTTTCTTAAAGAATTTTTACTTAAGACAAAACATCAACTTTTACCTGGTTTAGAGAATAGAAAATTACATAAAGATCTAAATCAAGATCTTTTTATAAAACAAGCAAAAGATTTTTATTTAAGTAAGGGTACAGATAAATCTTTTGAAATTTTATTTAAAGCATTATATAATGAAGATGTAAGAATTATAAAACCTAGAGATTTTCTCTTTACTCCTTCAAATGCCAATTATAGAATTACAAAGGACTTTGTAGTTGAATCTATTGAAGGTGAAGGTAATCCGGTAGATCTTGAGCAATCTACTTTATTCCAAGATGTATTTCAGTATGGAAATTATGAAAAAGCATATGCTCCTATTACTTCAGTAGAACCTATTAATACTGGAGAGACTGGTATAGGGCAAACATTTTATAAACTTAGTATTGATGCTGGATATGATAGGGACGTTAGGGTTGATGGATCAATATATGGTAAATTTAAGGTTCATCCAAAAACCAGGGTAATAGGGCAAGTATCTGCTGGAAATACTTTTATTGATGTTGATTCCACAGTTGGTTTCCCTACTAGTGGTGAATTATATGCCAATTATAGTGATGGGTCAGTAGGAATTGTTTCTTATAGCTCTAAAAATACAACCCAATTTTTTGAGTGTACTAATATATCTTCACTTATTGATGATGCTACTAATATTGGAATTAATACTTATGTTTATGGAAGTTCTTTTGTAGATAGCACTAAAAATGTTAAAGTAAGAATTAATGCAGTATTAGAAGATTTTGAATCTCCTGAAAATGCGGTAGAATTTGAAAAAAATGATACTGCTCAAATTAAAACTTTAGGAATTTCTGACGGTAGTTTTAAAGGAAAAAATTGGTTCTATAATATTTCACCAATTTATAAAATGAGGATTATTCGCCTCATTGATAGCTCAGATTGGACTTATCAAGTTGCATTAAATGTAGATCATTGTTTTGTTGTAGGAGATCTCTGTTCTGTACTACTAGGTACTGATGTTAGACAAACTTCTCTTGTAATTAAAGTTAATTCGGATCAATCTCTTGAAATTAAGGGTCAGGGACAACTTATTGATCAACCCGAAAACACTTATCATCTTAAGAGACTTGTTTTAAAGACAGAATCTAATAATTTTCCAGATTCTTCAATTTATTCGACTAATGTACAGAATGTTTATAAGAAAGGAGATGATTACTTAGTTGCTTCTGCTTCTATTCCTTCTTATAATGCTCAACCACTTGATGTTTATGGACAAACAGTTACTTTCTCTGGAACTTTTATTGGGTCAGAATTTTTAATTAATCCATTAACTGAGGATCATGGATTCTATACTGGAGATGCTGTTTATTATTCTCCAGAAAGAATAACTGAAGAATATTATGATGCTTTTGGAAATAAAAAGAGTAGGGTAATTAATGGACCTGCATTAATTACAGAAGGACTTTATTTTATTAAAAGAGTTAGTAATTCAAGAATAAAACTTGCTACTAGTAGAACAAATCTTTCTAATGAAACTTATGTTACTCTTACAGAAGATACTACAGTTTCAAAGAGTAGAATAGAACCTTACGATTTCAGATTTAAAACTTTACAGTCACAAAATCTTTTAAGAGAGATTTCTCCTCCAGAAGAAGATGATAATAATATTGTTCCTACGGCACCTGGTTTTACTGGTATCTTAATAAATGGTGTTGAGATTTTAAATTATAAAGCTGGAGATGTTATTAAATACGGGCAACTTGATGAAATTGAAGTTAGTAGTCCCGGATCAGATTATGATGTAATTAATCCTCCACTTCTTCATATTTCAGATAATGTTGGAACAGGTGCAACTGGATTTGCTGCTGTTGAGGGATCTTTATCAGCACTTAGGATTTTAAGTCCAGGTTTTGATTATGAAGAGACTCCTACGGTAACAATTAGTGGTGGTAATGGTAAAGGTGCAAAAGTTGATGTAAATATGAAGCAAATTAATCATTCAGTTGATTTCTTTGCTGATGCTAATATTCATGGTGGTCAAACTGCTGCTTGGGTTAGTCTTACAGATAATACTATTGGATTTAATACTTATCATAAATTCAGAAATTCTGAACAAGTAATTTATGAAACTTATGGCCAAACTCCAATTGGAGGAATTAGTACCAATTCGAAGTATTTCATTACCCCAGTAAATAACACCACAATTAAACTTCACTCAACAGAAGCAGAAGCATTTGCTGGAATTAATACTATCTCTTTAACATCTCATGGTGTTGGAAAACAATCTATGAGAGCAGTTAATAAAAAGTTTGTAGTAGATGTTCTTAATGTAATTAATGGTGGATCTGGTTATGCAAATAAAAAGAGAAGTACTCCTACTGAAGCGGGAAGTGGAATTAATACTGCGGTAAATTATGTTACTATTCCTAATCACGGATATAATTCTGGTGAGATAGTTCAATATACTGCTGAAGGGACTCCTCTTGGTGGACTTACTAGTGGATCTGATTATTATTTGACAAAAATTAATAATGATAGATTTAAATTATCTCAAATTGGAGCAGGATCTACTCTAAAAACATTTTTCTATGATACAGAACAATATATTAATTTTACTTCGGTTGGTGTAGGCACCCATACTTTTAATTACCAACCCATTACTGTTAATATAACAGGAAAAGTTGGAATATCCTCAATAGCAGGGGATACTTTCCAATGTGAAGTTCAACCTATTATTAGAGGTCATATAGATTCAGTTCATGTATCTAAAAATGGTGTTGGATATGGATCATCTGAGATTATTAATTTTGATAGACAACCTAATGTTACATTAATTGCCGGATCTGGTGCACAATTAAAACCAATTATCAATGATGGAGCAATTACAGAAGTATTAGTACAAGCTACTGGAATAAACTATAATTCACCTCCAGATATAATAATTGATGGGGATGGAGAAGGAGCAGTACTTACACCTGTTCTAGAAGATAATACAATAACTTCTATTAAAGTAATTGAAAAGGGTGAAGGATATACGGCGGCAAATACTAGTATTACTGTTCTTGTTCCTGGAGAAGGAGCAGAGTTTAGAGCAGACATTCAAAATTGGAGATTAAATTTATTCCAAAGACATATTGATAATTTTAGTACTGATGATGGAATTATTGCTGATCAATTTAATATAGATCGAGGACTTCAATATTCTCATTTATATGCACCTAGAAAACTAAGAGAAGCAGTATTTGGTACTGATCAAGAAGGAAATACTTTATATGGTAAGAGTGATTTACAAAGGGTTAATAGTTTAGAAGTAGCATCTACAGACCATTCACCAATAATTGGTTGGGCATATGATGGAAATCCCATTTATGGTCCATATGGTTATTCTACCCAGACGGGTGGTGTAGTGGCACAGATGAAGTCTGGTTATAGCGTTGATTTAAAGGCAAGTAGACCACCTCAAAATGAATTTCCCGTAGGATTCTTTATTGAAGACTTTAGTTATAAAAAAGTAAGTGACCAAACAATTCTTGATGAAAATAATGGAAGATTCTGTATCACTCCAGAATATCCAAATGGAACCTATGCTTACTTTGCAACTATTGAAGAAGGAAATGCAGATTCTGCAGGACCATTTGCAGGATATAAGAGACCAAAATTCCCCTATATGGTTGGTGAGAGTTATCATTCTACTCCTAATAAATTTAATTTTAGTTCTTATTCTAATCAAGAACAATATCTATTAGATGATACTGGATGGTCTAGAAATACTTATTATTATAATTTCATCGAGGGTAATTTAGAGTATCCATATGTTTATATTCCTGATAATTTAAAACAAACTGTTGATGTTACAACTGGAAAGCCTGGTGCTATTAATGAAATAGGAATTACAACATCTGGTAATTTCTATAAGGTTGGAGATAAAGTATTATTTGATAATGCTGGTACTCAGGGAACTAGAGCTGCTGCTAAAGTTTCTTGGATTGATGGTAAGCCATTAAGTAATATAAGTGTTGCTACAAGTAGTATAACTGGTGTTGAAGTATATCCTGGAACTCAAAAAGGTGAATATATTCTTTGGTCTACAAAACCTCATCAATTCCAAACTAATGATCTTGTTAAAGTTTCTGGATTATCTACAACATCTTCTAAAATTGGTGGTGATTATAAGGTCGGAATTACAACTGATACTTTTGCATTAACTGGTGTTGGATCTACCCCTACAGGTATTGGGTCAATTCCTCATACTGGAATAGTTACTTATTTTGATGTTAGTGGAAATCTTGGATATCCTCACATTAAAGTAAATGATATTCTCAGTATAAATTCTGAAAAAATTCAAGTCTTAAATATTGAACCAGAATTTTCACGAATAAGAGCACTTAGAGCTGTTGAAGGTACAACAGGAGCAGCACATACTGTAACTACAGTTCTTTATGAAAATCCAAGAAAATTAATTGTAAATTCTGGGTTTAGGACTACTTATGATTGTAAGGTAAATACTCAAATTTATTTTAATCCAAATGAATCTGTTGCAGTAGGAACTGCTTCTGGTGTTGGTATTGGTACAACTATTCAATTCTATTCACAACCAGGTTATCCTAATCCAATTGGTGCAGGAGAAACACAAGTCTTTATTCCAACAAAAACAATTTGGATTAAAAATCATGGTTTGGTAACAGGAGATAAATTAACATATTCACCTAATGTTGGTGATGGGGTAGCAATCCATACTGGAGGAGGTCTAGATGTTCAAAATGCTGGTGGTGGTATATCAACTTTAACTGATGGGCAAACTGTCTATGCTTATAAGCACAGTGATAATTTAATTGGAATTGCTACCGTTCATGTTGGACTTAATACTGCTGGTGATGGAATAGTTGGTATTGCAACTACATTTAGAAGTTCTTCAACTTTATTCTTCTCTGGAATTGGAACAGGAACTTGGCATAGTTTTAAAACTAATTATGCACCAATTACTGCAGAAATTAGTAGAAATCTTGTAACAGTTTCTACGGGAAGCAGTCACGGATTAGAAAGTGGTGATACTGCTGATATTAATGTAAGTCCAGGGAATATTTCAACAACCTTTACTGTTAAGTATAATGATTATAATAGGGTTATTATAGTTGATCCAAAAGATTTTGTTGCAGGTGGAGTAAATACCACAACAAATGCTATTAGCATTACTAATCATGGTTTTGTAACAGGTCAAAAAATTATTCACACCGCATCTGTTCCTTGTGGCGGTCTTTCAAATGATGGAATATATTATGTGGTTAGAATTGATGATAATACAATAAAATTATCAAATAATTCTTATAATTCCAATTTACTAAAACCAGTTATTGTTGGAATTACTAGTGTTTCTGCAGGAACAATTAATCCTATAAATCCACCAGTAAGGGCATATAAAGATCAACAGGCTATATTTGATCTTTCAGATTCTTCTTTAGGTTATGTTAGTCAGGGAACATCATATCCTGCATTCCAATTAAATTTCTATAGTGATAAAAATCTTCTTAAAATATGGGATACTAATCAGCTTACGCAAAACTTTAATGTTGTAAGATCTGGAGATGCTGGAGTAGATTCAGATGCTAAAGTTACTGTCGAAGTTAATAAGGATATACCTGGAACTTTATATTATACCTTAGATCCTTTATATGAAGGTACTCTTCCTCCTGTTAAAGAACAAATAACCAGAAATGATGCTGTTATTTCTGCAAATGAATTTCAGATTGATGATAGTGGTTATAATGGAAAACAAGTTATTTCGGTTGGCGCAACAAATACATTTACTTACACATTAACTAAGTTACCAGAAAAGGGATCTTATTTGTCAACAGATTCTGTTCTTAAGTATAAAACAGATTCTGCAACAGCATCTGGACCTATAGCAGATATTACTGTATTTGATGGAGGTCAGAATTATTATTCTCTTCCTGGTATTACTACTATTAGTTCCACTGATGGAGTTAATGCTGAAGTTAAGATTTCTAGTAAAGATATAGGTAAAATTGGAAAAGTAAAAATTAAAGATATTGGATATAATTTCCCTTCTGACAATACTCTTAGACCTAGTGTTAATTTACCACAAAGTGTCACTATTGAGGAGATGGCACGTATTGAGTCTATTGGAATAAGTTCTGTTGGAAGAGGTTATAATGTAGCTCCTACACTTTTAGTGTTTGATGGAATAACCAATAAGAGAGATGAGGATATTAAACTTGAATATAAACTTGGAGAACAGCAAGTAACTATTCTTAAGGAATCTAAGGGAATTAATAATGTTCCACCAATTATTCTTCCTACGGATAATACTAATGGTGTAGGAATTAAAACTGTTGGATTTAATACAACTACAAAAGATGTATCTGTTACTTTATCTGTTGGATTTAGTACTGATGGTTCATTCCCATTTACAGTTGGAGATAAGGTATTAGTTGAAAATGTTAGCGTTGGTGTTGGTACAACTGCTAGAGGATATAATTCTGCTGAATATAATTATAAATTATTCGAATTAACTGAAGTTGATTCAAATATTGGTGGTTTGGGGATTGTCACTTTTAGTCTTTATGATTATTATAATGATTTGGATCCTAGTGTAACTCCAGGTCAATATGATGCTGTTAATTCTGTTGGAAGAATTATACCAGAGAAATATTTCCCAATATTTGATGTTAAGTTAGGAATAAATGATTTCCTTGAGGGTGAGGTTGTTAAATCAGATTCTGCTACTGGTACTGTTGAAACTTGGAATAAAAAGCAAGGAGTTTTAAAGATTGCAAGTGGCGAGAATTTTAAAGTTAATGATGTTATTAGAGGACAAACTTCAGGAACTCAAGGAGTTGCTGCTTCTATAACTTCATATGAATCCAAATTTAAATTGGGTCCATTCTCTGAGGTAGAGAAGGGATGGGAAACTGATTCTGGTATTCTTAATACCAATATGCAGAGAATACAAGATAGTTTCTATTATCAAAACTTCTCTTATGCATTAAGATCTAAAGTGTCTATGGATACTTGGGATGATGTTGTAAGTGCATTAAATCATACTTTAGGTCATATTAAGTTCTCTGATATGCAAGTGGATTCATTGAATGAAAATTCAATGAGAGTGGGTTTATCAACTGAAGTAACTTCATATGAAATTGTAAACCATTTAGTTGGACATGGTAATTTAAATACAGTATATGATTTTGATTTGGTAAAAGAAAATTCTTTAAATGCTGCAGGAAGAGTTATTTCTGATGAAATAATATTCAGTAATAGAATTCTTTTCGATTATGATGAATCTGTTGGTAATAGGGTTCTTTCAATTGATGATATTGCAAGTCAGTTTAATAGTAACCCAAGGTCAACACCATTTAGCATTGCTGCTGAATTTGATCTTGCCACTGCACGAGCAGTAAAATATTTTGTTTTTGTTAAAGATAACAGATATATTCAACATAGACAACTTCAGGTTGTTGATTTAGTTCATAATAATTCTGACATTTATTTACAACAATATGGTCGGATAGAAAGTGTTTATAACTTAGGATCATTTGATGCTAACATTCTGGGAGGTACTGGAAGGTTACTTTGGTATCCAATAGATTATAAGGTAAATGATTATAACCTTACTGCAATTTCTTATCATATAGATGATGATTTATTGAGTGTAGGTAGTACTAGTTTTGGTGTTACAAGAATAGATTCTACTAGTACAAATGTTGCTACTGCAGTTACTACTGGACATAATATTGTAAGTATTGGTGTTACTTATCGCTCTGCTAAGATTTTAGTTAATATTAGAGGAGATAATGGAGTAGCAAGTGGTGGTGAATTTGAATTTGAAGAAATGAATCTCATTCATAATGGAACTACTGTTGATGTTTCAGAATGGGGTAATCTTCTTACTGAAGTTGAACCTACTGATGATGCGGGAGCAGGTCTTGGAACTTATTCTGCTTATATTGATGGTGCTAATGTAAAACTTGATTGGTTCCCTGATCAAACACATGCTGGAATTGGAACCACTGCAGTTGTTAATACTATTCAAGTTGCAATGGCAGCAACTGGTAGTTTAGGTGCACAAGGAACAATTGATTTAAAACATGGAAGATTCCAGTCAACTCCTACAGGAATAGCATCTACAGCATCTCCTTCGGTAAATGTAATTGGAGAATATGTTACTCAAGCTTCTTCTACTGTAGATGGATATGATGCTGCTTATTTTGTAGTACAACTTACAGATACAAATCAAACAGGAACATCTGAGATGTTTGAGGGTCTTGTTATCGATGATTATCGTCTTGATGAAGATTCAGGTGATAGTTATGAAACTTGGTATGGAGAAGTAGGTACTTCTGGAATAGGAACTGTAGGAACTAGAGTAGTTTCTGATAGTACTGCTGGAATTGCAACCGTACAGTTATTATGCACTCCTACTGCCAATATTGCAGTTCAGGCTGATGTTTATATGAATGCAATAAAAGTTACTGATGATGATAAGGATAATATTTCCTTTAATAATTCATCTATAATGACAGAATATGGATTGTACGAAGGAACAGAGAATAGTCTTAAGAAATCCTTTATGCTAACGCATAAAACTGAAAGAGTTTTTGAAAGAAGTTTTGAAGGAGATAATTCTGATATTGTAAGTGTTTCTGCCAATACAATTAAGGTTCCAAATCACTTCTTTGTTACTGGTGAAAAAATTAGTTATGTTCATGAAGGAACTGGTACTTATGGCGCAGTTGGAATTGCTGAAACTGATGGATTTGTTGGAATTGGATCAACTACTCTTCTACCTTCCCATGCATATGTCGTTAAAGTTAATGAGGATTTAATTAAATTATCAGAAACTGCTGAAAAATCTTTAAGAAAGATTCCTGAAGTAGTAGATATAACAAGTGTTGGTATCGGTACTTCTCATAGATTTGTTTCTACTAACCCTAATGCAAAAGTTATCCTTAGTCTGGATAATATTATTCAATCACCTGTTGTATCTACAGCAGTTACAACTCAATTAGCTAAATCTGTAACTACTACTGATGATTTAATTTACTTTACTGGAATCACTTCATTTACAGGTTCTGATTTATTCAGAGTTAATAATGAAATTATGAAGATTGAATCTGTTGGTGTTGGTAGCACTAATGTATTCAGAGTTAAGAGACAATGGTTAGGGACATCTCTTGCAGGACATTCTACTAATGCCCTAGTAACTAAAGTTAGTGGTAATTATAATATTATTGATAATACGCTTAATTTTGCTGAGGCTCCATATGGTAATATACCTTTAAGTAGTACTACCAATCCACCTGATTCTAGAGATTGGGTTGGTGTAGCAACAGGATCACACTTTAATGGAAGAGTATTCCTACGTTCTGGAGTAGAAGGAGCATCTAACGAAACATATTATCAAAATTATGTTTTTGATGATCTTTCTGCTGAATTTAATGGTGTTACAGATAATTTTAATCTTACTGGCAGTAATCACATTTACGGTGAAGGGTCTAATATAACAGGAATTGCTACTGAAAATGCTGTAATTTTAATTAATGATGTATTCCAAGGACCTAGTAAAAATTATAATTTAGGGCAAATATCAGGAATTACTAGTATTACATTTACTGGTACTGCATCATCCGTATCTTCGGATATTAATCTTTCAACTCTTCCTATTGGTGGAGTCATTCTATCTGTAGGATCAACTGAAGGACACGGATATCAACCATTAGTTGCTGCAGGAGGAACTGCAGTTGTATCAACCGCAGGAACTATTCAATCAGTTAGTATTGGATATAGTGGATCTGGATATAGATCTGGTATTGGTCAAACTGTTAATGTTGGCGTTGGAACAACAAGTTTAGGAGTTCCTAATACCCAATGGGTAGGAACTGCTACTATTGGATCTAATGGTACTTTGACTGGTGTAGCAATTACAATTTCGAAAGGTGGATATAGTCAAACAGATCCTCCATTTGTTATTATTGATTCTCCACTTTCATATACTAATATTCCTTTAGAATATAGTTCTGAAAGTGTATCTGGAGTTGGAACTAATGCAACTGTTGATATTGTTGTTGGTCAAGGATCAAGTGTAATTGATTTCAGTCTTAATTGTACTGGAAGTGCTTATCGTGAAGGTGAAATATTAACCATTCCTTATGGTGGAACAACAGGTATTCCGACTGATACAAGTACTTATTATAATGAATTCCAGTTAACAGTTGATGAACAATTTAGTGATAAATTTAGTGGATGGTCAGTTGGAGAATTAGAAGCTTTAGATGATTGGAATAGTCAATTTGATGGAGAGACTGTTAGTTTCCAATTAAGAAGAGCAGGTGATTTAGTTTCTATTAGAACATCTAAAGGATCTAAAATCGACATTGAATATGTTCTTTTAGTCTTTATTAATGATATTCTTCAAGTTCCTAATAAGGGATATACATTTGATGGTGGTAGCGTTGTTACAATGACTGAGGCACCTAAAGTGGGAGATACCTCAAAGGTAATCTTCTACAAAGGAAGTGGCTCAGCTGACGTTAAATCTAAAGAAATTCTTGAGACTGTTAAACGAGGTGATGATTTACTTATTAATCATGGATCACAACCTGCTTATCTACAGGAAACTTCAAGAGGTGTTACAACAGTAACTTCTACAAGTACAGTCAAAACTATACCATACTTTGGTCCTGGAAATACTCAAGATGAAAATCTTGAAAGACCTGTTGTTTGGACTAGGCAGACTGAAGATAAAATTATAAACGAAGAACCAGTAGGAAAGGATAGAGAACTGTATAATGCTAACATTAGTCCAGGTTCTTATATTATTAAATCCGTTGGTATTGGTTCTACAGTAATTTTTGTAGAAAGTGTAAGACCCTTCTTTGATCCTGACAATGAGATGTCAGATTCCACTAAACGTGATACTCTTCAGAATAATATTACTATTATTTCACAAGATTCTAAGGTTGGTGCTGTTGCGACATGTCTTGTAACAACTGCTGGTATTGTTACGTCTGTAGATATTACTGATGGTGGTTCTGGATATACTTCTGCACCAAGTATAGTATTTGGTCAAACTGGTGTTGGGACTACCGCACTTGGTAGATCCTTTATTAATCCTGTTGGTGTTGTTACTGGAATTGAAATTACTAATAGTGGAACAGAGTACTTACAAACAGATGTTCCATCTTGTCTTATTCAACCACCTGCATTAATTGCAGAATCTGATGAGGTTGGTTCCTATATTGGGGATTCTGGACATATTGTTGGATTTGGAACAGAAGGTGGTGCTGCATCAGTTGATAAGAGTTTGATCTTTGATATACATATTCCATATGATTCTTATTTGAGGAATGCCAATATTGTTGGTACTGCTATTACTCTAAGTAGTATTGGTGTTGGTGATTATTTTGTAATTAGGAATACTTATGTTGGATTTGCTGATACGTCTATTAGGTCATTAGATATTGCTGGTGATACTATTGGTATTGGAACAATTTTTGTTGATAACATTTATCAGGTAGATACTGCTGCAAATCATATAACAGGTGCTCTTACTGGAATAGGAACCACTACTTTCAGAAGGATTACTGGAAAAATTGCTGGTGTATCCACTATTACATTTGCTGCAACTAAAGCAGGATTTAGTAGTGAAACTTATGACTTCTCTTCTGCTGGTCAAGGTGCAGGTTCGGGATGGAGTGGAGCATTTACTACTTCTTATTATATCGGCGACTTTAGTTGGGGTAAAATTAACCTTGCATCTAGAAATGAATCTAATGAATATAATGCATATACTCGTGATGGAGTTACTGGAATTTCAACTGGTGGATTCGTTAGAAGGACTAAACCTCTTAAGTCCAAAAATTATGATGGACAAATCATCTAAATACTTTCACACCCTAGTGTCTCAATAATGGCTTTAGTAGGAATAAACACGGGAACAGCAGCAAACGCGGGAGATGGTAGTACTCTCCGGCAGGGTGCTAATATTGTTAACGCTAATTTTACTGAAATATATGATTATTTTGGTGACGGAACTAACCTAACCTTTACGGGTGGTAAATGGATAGAAGTTGCAACAGGAATTAATACTCTTTCTTATGTTGGTATCGGAACTACAAATCCGACAGATGCTTTAACTGTATTGGGTGGTGTTAATGCAACTGGTGTTATAACTGGATCTAAGTTTAGTGGAATTCTTAGTGCTACAGATGCAGTTGTCTCTGGTGTTGGATCATTTAATGGTAATGTTTTAGTAGGTGCTGGTATTACGCTGTATGCCAACAGTGGATTTATGAGTGCTACCAAATATTTTGGAGATGGATCTGCGTTACTTAGTGTTCCTTCTGGATTAGGAACTGCATTAAGTGAAGATACTGGTAGTGCATTAAACAAGATTTATTATATAAACTCTACACTTAGTGTTGGTTCAACGATTACGGTTGATCCTCCTGATACATCACAAGTTGCATTTACAAACCATCCTAATGTTGTAGTTGATAGTACTTATGATTTAATTGTTGCAGATGGCGATGATTTTATTCCAGATATTCTTGGAATTGGTAGTACAGGGGTAGGTGGAGTTCTTTCTGGTGGGGGAGGAAGAGTTCGAGCAGACAACTATAGTGATAAAGGAGGAGCTGGTGCACCTACTTTCCCTCATGGTATTAATATTAGTGGTATTGGTACTGTCACTGACACTCTTAGAGTTGGAACTGCTGTTACCAGTAATTCTTCTGGTGTCAATGTAACAGGTGTTGTAACTGCTACTGGTGGATTTGTTGGTGCATTAACAGGTGATGTTAATGGAGATGTAACTGGTGCTCTAACGGGTACAGCATCGTCTGCAACAGTTGCTGTTAGTGCATATGGATTACTAGCCAAACCTAATATAACTGTTGATCTTATTACTGCTGATGACATAGTTGTTGGCGGAGCATTGACTGTCACGGGTAATATGACAGTTGATGGTACTCAAACCATTGTTAATACTAGTACTTTAGATATCGCTGACAAGACAGTAGGTATTGCATCAACAACTGCCGCAACTAATGTAACTGCGAATAATTCTGGTATTGAAATCTATGCAAGTTCTTCCACCGCGAATAATAACAAAACCATTCTTTGGAAAAATGATAATAATGCATTTACATTCAGTAACCCTGTAAGATTTAAGGGGGTACAAGAAACTGTTAGTGCTGCTACAACTTATACTGATGCTAGTGGAAATGTTGTATTGGAATTGGACTTAGAAGCTGCATCTGTATACACCTATACAATGCCATCAGTATGGTCTAGTGGTCGTGGATCTAACATTGGAATTGTATCCTTTAAGAATATGCCAGGGGGAACTGCGGGTGGAATGACGTTGACTTTATTGACTACTCAGGGAGCCGCTCATGGTGGCGGAACTGGATATGCTAATACTAACCCACAGAATGGTATTGGTGTTACTTGTATGATTATTCCCAAATCAAATGATGCAAGTGTGGCGGGTATTCAAACAAGAGCTCAGGCAGGTGGAACTGGATTATTACAATCTCCTGCAGGAATAACTACTGTAACGTTATCACCAGGTAAGAGTGTTACAGATTTTATTTCATTCTTTATACATTATGATGGTGCATCACTTACTACTTTAAGCAGTTACAAAGTTTATGTTACCAAGAATGGTGGATTTGGTTGGGGTAGCGTTGGTATCTAATGATTTTCATAACCTTTAATAAATAAATAAAAAGTTCTAAAAAATGGCTGCAATTATAACTGATCAAATAAGGATTTTAAATGCAAAGAACTTTCTTTCCGGAGTAAGTACTGCAACTAACGCATATTATTCCTTTATTGGTTTACCTAATCCATCAGATATAGAATCTGATTGGGATACTAATCCTCCTTCACCAAAGGATAACTTTAGTGAAGAAGATGATTATTGGGATACTATGATTGCATTGAAAAAGATTAATTCTTCAGATGTTAGGCAAGTAGTTTCAAGAAGAGTATGGACATCTGGAACCACCTACGATATGTATCGTGGGGATTATAGTCGTACCAATACTGCTAAAGTTTCTGGTGCAACCAATTTATATGCTGCTACTTATTATGTTTTGAATAGTGATTATAGGGTCTATATTTGTCTTCATAATGGAATGGATCCAGATAACCCAAATGGTAGACCATCTTTGGATGAACCTACATTTACAGATTTAGAACCAAAAGTTGCTGGTACTAGTGGAGATGGTTATATTTGGAAATATCTTTATACAATTAAACCCAGTGATATTGTAAAATTCGAATCTACAGATTTTATTCCCGTCCCTCTCGATTGGTCTACAAGTTCTGATACTGCTGCAGTTAGAGATAATGCAGTAGATGGATCTATTAAAATTGTAACTATTACTGATCGTGGTGTTGGATTAGGAACTGCAAATAGTACTTATACTAAAGTTCCTATTAAAGGCGATGGTACTGGAGCAGAATGTACTATTGTTATTAATAATGATCAAAAGGTTGATACAGTAACTGTTTCTGCTCAGGGACAGGATTATACTTATGGAAATGTAGATTTGGAAGCAGGAGGTGTTCCTACAGGAACTACAAGACCTACTTTTAATGTTATTCAATCTCCACCAGGTGGACATGGAGATGATATCTATAGAGAATTGGGAGCATATAATGTTCTTTTATATTCTAGAATTGAAAATGATGTTGAAAATCCTGATTTTATAACAGGAAATCAAGTGGCAAGAGTTGGTGTTGTTGAGAATCCTAAGGCAACTAGTGGAGCACTTTTATCAGCAGATAAAGCTACGGCATTAGGTGCTTTAAGGTTAACTGGAACAGGATATAGTACTGCTGCATTTGATGGTGATTCATTCATTACACAAACTGTTTCTACTGGATCTACTGCTGTTGGTAGAGTTGTTAGTTATGATACTAATACTGGTGTATTAAAGTTCTGGCAAGACAGAACTATGGCTGGATTTAATACGGTGGGAACTGCTAAAACAAATCCAACCTATGGATATGAATTGAAAGAATTCACTAGTTCTCCAGGAACAGGTGGAAATTTGACTATTGTACCAACAAGTGGATCTAATTTGGCGATTGATACTGCCTTTACGGGTCTGTCTACCGTAATAAATAGTCGTACATATTATCTTGGTCAAAGTTTTACCAATGGTGTTGCGACTCCTGAAGTCAAAAAGTATTCAGGTAATATAGTTTATGTTGATAATAGACCTTCAATTACTAGGTCTACCAATCAAAAAGAAGATATCAAAGTTATTTTGCAGTTCTAAGTAATCATGCCACAGCAAACGAATTTAAACGTATCCCCATACTTTGACGACTTTGATCCGGCTGATGATTATCATAAGGTGCTGTTTAAGCCTGGATATCCTGTTCAGGCAAGGGAATTAACCAATCTCCAATCTATACTACAGAATCAGATTGAGAAATTTGGTCAACATTTTTTTAAAGAAGGTGCTAAAGTAATACCTGGAAATACTGGATATACTCAATTATACTATTGTGTACAACTACAAAATAATTTTCAAGGAATTCCCGTATCTGCTTATATTGATCAACTAATAGGTACAAAAATTACTGGAGAAACATCTGGTGTAACAGCAGTTGTTGATAAGGTTCTACTTGCTGAGGATTCTGAAAGAAATAATTTAACTCTTTATATTAATTACTTAACATCGAATACTAATAATAATTCAACTCAAATATTCTCTGATGGAGAAAACTTAACTACTACAGTAACTATTGCTTCAGGATTACTTGGAAATACTACTATTGCAGCAGGAAGTCCATTTGCAGTAACTGTTGCTAATAATGCAGCTGCAACTGGATCTGCTTTCCAAATTCAAGAAGGTGTATATTTCATCCATGGAAACTTTGTTACTGTAGAATCTGAAACTCTTATTTTAGATCAGTATACTAATACTCCTAGTTATAGAGTTGGTTTAAATGTACAGGAACAAATAATTACTGCTGATTTAGATGAGACTTTAAGTGATAATTCTCAAGGATATAACAACTATGCTGCTCCGGGTGCAGATCGTTTAAAGATTACTACTAATCTTTTCAAAAAACCTTTAGATAATTTTGATGATGATAATTTTATAGAATTAGGGACAGTTAATGCAGGGGTATTAAAGTCATCTAGTAAATCTGGATTTGGTGTTGGACCAAATGGTGGAGTATTTTATGAAGATTTGACTAATGTTCTTGCAAGAAGAACATATGCTGAATCTGGAGATTACTACACTAATCCCTTTGATATTACTGTTTTAAATTCTTTAAATGATAATTTAGGAAATAGAGGGATATTTCAGCAAGGTCAATTTACTCCAGGAGGAGAAACTCCATCTGAAGATTTAGCACTATATAAAATTTCTCCAGGTAAAGCATTTGTTAGGGGTTATGAGATTGAAACAATAAACCCAACTTTTTTAAATGTACCAAAAACTAGAGCAATTAGAACAAGCGATAGTCAGCAAATTATATACAATACTGGACCAACTTTAAAATTAAATAATGTTTATGGTGCTCCAACTATAGGTATTGGTAATACTTATACTGTAAGTCTTAGGGATGCTCGATGTGGAGTTAATACTAGAACTCCTGCAGGAAATGAAATAGGAGTTGCTAGAGTCTATGATATGGCATTGGAATCTGGATCATATGATTCATCAAATCCTCCTTTAAATGAATGGGATATTGCTCTCTATGATATACAGACAGTAACTAATATTACTTTAAATCAACCAACTACTTTATCTACTCCTACCTATATTAAAGGTGCTAATAGTGGTGCAACTGCTTTCCTTAAGGATTCTGTTAGTGCTGGATTAGGATTAACTGTTTATGAAACAGAAGGTACTTTTGTTAAGAATGAAGCACTTATATTTAATGGAGAGTTGAATGGAAGAATTGCAATAGCAATTACTGCAGAGAATTTAAAGAACGTACAATCTATATTTGGATCTAATGATAAAGCTGTTGGAACTGCCAACACTTTTGCTGCAGATGTGATGCAGGATATAGAGTGGCATGTTGGATTAGCAACTATTTCTGGTCAAAAGAATGGTATATGTACAGTAACAACTGCAAATCCTGATTTCATAGGAATAGTAACTACTGGTAATTTGATATGCTTTAATGATCCCGTTAAGTCTAATTTCCCAGTATATGGAAAAATTACTGCGGTTAATGCTACTACTGCAGAATTCCAAGGAGTTTCTACCGTAACTTCATTTGTAAGTGGTGATTTACCAACTGTAGCTAGTACAGAAATAAATGATTTTAAATTATTAACAACAAAATTACAATCATCTTCTGATAATACTTTATATACAGTACTCCCTAAAACTAGCATTTCTGATGTTGACTTAACAGATGCATCTATTTCAATTAGAAAAACATTTACAGTTAATATCTCAGGTAATAAGTTATCTTCTGCTGTTTCTTGTGGATCAAGTGAGACTTTCTTATCTTTTGATGAAGAAAGATATTCTTTAATTAGAAATGATGGTCAAACTGAAGCATTAAGTGAAGGGGATTTAATTTTCACCGATGGTACTTCTTTACAGATTTATAATTTAGGTGCTGATGATGAGAATGCTACTCTTGTTACCACAGTTAAAAAATTAAAACCAAAGGCAAAGGAAAAGTTAAAGAATAGAGTTAATTCTGTAATTGTTTCCAAATCGAAGTATGAAGGATCTGGTATTGGAACAACGACTTTCAATGATGGATTAACTTATGGAAGTTATCCTTGGGGTACTAGAGTTCAAGATGAGATAATATCTTTGAACGTTCCTGATATTGTTCAACTTCACGGGATTTATGAATCAGTAGATACGGGAGCTCCTTCTGCACCTAAGATGATTCTTTCTGCACTTACTAGTGCATCTACAACAACTGCTGAATTGATTGTTGGTGAGATATTAATAGGACAGGTTACAGGTGCTGTTGCAATTGTAGCAGAGAAAGTATCTAATTCTTCTTCTCAGATTGTTTATATCTATAAGAATGATATTACCTTCAAAGAAGGGGAAATAGTTGTATTCCAAGAATCTAATGTACAAGGGGAGATTACTACTTTAGATACACCAAGTTTTGATATATCTTCTGATTATAGCTTTAATATTGGGCAAGAAGGTACTTTCTATGATTATGGAACTATAAAGAGAAAAGTTGATGCGGATGCTCCAACAAGACAGATTAAAGTTTACTTTATGAGTGCATATTATGCATCTACTGATACTGGAGATCTCACAACAGTAAATTCATATAATGATTTTGATTATGCTAGTGAAATTAAGGATGTAAATAACACATTTACTGCAGATATACTTGATATTAGACCTAGAGTATCTGATTACACTGTTGCTGAAAGCACTAGATCACCATTAGAATTTTATGGAAGATCTTTTAATGGAGCAGGACAGTCAGCAGGAAATGTATTAGCATCAGATGAGTCTATTCAAATTACTTATTCTCATTATTTGGGAAGAATTGATAGAATTTTCTTAACTAAAGATGGTAAATTCCAGGTTGCTTATGGAACTCCTGCAGATAGACCAGAAAAGCCAAGTCCAGTTGATGAAGCTTTAGAAGTTGCCACTATTACTCTACCTCCATTCTTATATTATCCTTCTCAAGCAGGGATTCAATATATGGATCATAAGAGATATAGAATGGTTGATATTAAGAAACTTGATGATAGAATTAAGAATCTTGAATATTATACAGCATTGTCTACATTAGAAACATCCACCGCTAATATGTTTATTGCGGATGCTGATGGTCTAAACAGATTCAAATCAGGGTTCTTTGTTGATAATTTTACAGGATTCTTAGCACAAGAAGATCAAATAATTGGTGGAGTTAAGAATAGTCTTGATAGGAAATATAAGCAACTTAGACCAAAGCATTATACAAATTCAGTTGATTTAATGTTTGGTCCTGTAACAAATACAGATCCAACAGATGATTTAAATTTCAGTGCAATTGAAGGAATTAATGTAAGAAAACAGAATGATATTGTAACTTTGGATTATTCTGAAGTTGAGTATATTAAGCAGTCATTTGGTACAAGAACTGAAAGTGTAACACCTTTCCTAATCAGTTTCTGGCAAGGAACTCTTGAATTAACACCTGCATCGGATACTTGGGTAGATACAGTAAGATTAGAAGCTAAGATTATTGAGATAGAAGGTGATTATGAGCGTACAATGGAGGAAGCAGCGCGAACTATGAATGTAGATCCTCAAACTGGATTTGCACCTACAGTTTGGAATTCTTGGGAAACTAATTGGACTGGTAGTGATATTGTAGAAACAACAAGAACTAGAACCACTAGTAGTGGTGGTGAATGGGTAGGTTGGGCAGGAAGACCTGGTGGTGGTGTAAGACCTGCACATGGAACTAGAGTTACTGAAACAATTGAAGAAACCGTTAGATCTGGTAGAAGAACGGGTATAGAGTCTAGAACTGGATTGAGAACAGTTGTCAGTGAGCAGTGGGATAGAACTTCTGTAGGTGATAGAACTGTAAGTAGAGATCTTATTCCTTTCTGTAGATCTAGGAATATTGAATTTGTTTCTAAGAGGATGAAGCCTCTTACAAGAATGTATGCATTCTTTGATGGTGAAGATGTTACACGATTCTGTGTACCAAAACTTCTTGAAATTAGTATGTCTACTGGGGCTTTCCAGGTAGGAGAAGTTGTTAAGGGTTATATGAGACCAACTGGTCTTAATCCTGTTGGTCCTTGGAGTCAAGGTATGAAGCCAACAATAACCTTTAGAGCTGCACAGTCAAACCATAAAGAAGGACCATATAATGCTCCAACAACAGTTTTCCCTCAAAGTCCTTATGAAGGAACTCCATTATCAGCATCTTATGCATCTACTTCTACTATTTTAAATATAGATACTTATTCCCTTTCACAAGAAGCACAAGGTGATTATTATGGTTGGGTTGAAACTGGAATGGTTCTTAAGGGAGTATCATCTGGCGCACAAGCAACTATTACAGATGTAAGACTTATTTCTGATATCGGAGCAGATCTTTTAGGAAGTTTCTATATTCCTAATCCAAATAATATTGATCATCCACGATTTGAAGTGGGTACTAAGGTATTCACATTAGTCAATGATCAGGACAATGATCAAGATAATGCAACAACTATTGCTGAGGAAGCATATACAGCATCAGGAACTTTAGAAACAGTTCAAGAAAACATCGTTGCTGTTAGAAATGCAAGAATTGAACAGAAACAAGAATTCCAAGATAGGAATGTTTCAGAAGTACTGGATGGAGAAGTTGTTGCAAGTAGAGTAGTTAATAGAACATCAGAACAGGTTGTAATTGGATGGTATGACCCTCTTGCACAATCTTTCTTGGTGGAAGATGAAACTGGAGTATATTTGACCAAATGTGACGTATTCTTCCGTTCTAAGGATGACATGGATGTTCCATGTGTATTCCAAATCAGAACAATGGAGAATGGATTCCCAACACAACATATTCTTCCTTTCTCAGAAATTGTTTTATCTCCTGATGATATTGAAACTTCAAGTGATGGATCTGTTGCAACTACTGTTGAATTTAGATCTCCAGTTTATTGTGAACCAGGAAAAGAGTATGCAATTGCTTTAGCATCTAACTCAACTAAGTATAGTGTTTATATTTCAAGGATTGGGGAGCAAGATCTTATTACTCAAACCTTTATTTCTAACCAGCCTTATTTGGGATCACTATTTAAGTCTCAAAATGCTTCTACTTGGGAAGCAAGTCAGTGGGAAGACCTTAAGTTTACTCTCTATAGAGCAGACTTTGTAGAGTCAGGAAGTGTAGAATTATATAATCCTGATCTTACAGAAGGTAATAATCAAGTTCCACAGTTAATGCCCAATGCTTTAGTATTAAATTCTAAAGAAATAAGAGTAGGATTAGGTACTACAGTATTTGATAGCGGACTTCAACCTGGATGTGTTGTTTATGAGATGGGAACTCAGGCAACAGCTAATTTAACAGGAACTGCAGGAAGTATA